GGAGGGGGCGTCGCAGTGGCGTCTGCACGCATTAGGCGAGTTGTTGGTCTGCATCCTCGGTGGCAGACGGCTGTTGAGGGGTTTCGCGCGCGCGAGGTCAAACGATTACTGGATAACGGCATGGACGCGGCTGAGATAGCCGATGCGAGTCTGGAGACGGTTGAGATTTACGCGGAAAGGTTGCGGTCGGCGCGGGCTTTAACGATTGCCCGTACCGAGGTGATGGCGGCGCAAAATATGGGTCAGGTGTTGTCGTGGTATCAGGCGTCTGATGATGGTTATTTGGATATGTCGTTGGCTGTAAAGGAGTGGGTGGCTGGTCCTTCTGGTTGGAAGAGCATTGAGGTGTGTCCTGTGTGTATGGAGTTGGCTGGTCAGCAGGTTCCTGTCAATGGCAGGTTTAGCAATGGCGATGTGATGCCTCCGTCGCACCCGAATTGTAGGTGCACGATGAACTTGATTCCTTTGGCGTTGTTGGGCGATGGTCGTGAGTAGGTCGCGCGCGGAGATTAAGTTGGCGATGCGTAAGGCGTCGTTTGCTTCACGGTCTGAAGCGGCGCGGTATGCCGCCAGCATTCGGTGGAAGGGCAATGTCAAAGAGGAGAATGACCCTGACAATCCTGTGACTGAGGCTGGCAAAGAGGCGATGCGTTTGGCATCTGGTTTGGCTGGTTTTGATGAAGCAACAAATTCAATTCCACGAGGGGTCAAAACTCCCGTTTTTTATTGGTCACAAGCGTTTGGCAATACAAAAGATTCCGAGTTTGGTTCAGAGGAAGAGGCTCGCGCTTTTATAGCGGAACAAAAGTTGCTTGACCCAGAAGGGGTGTTGTACATTTGGCAAGGTTCGCAAAAGCCTCGTGCAGAGTTGGTGTCTAAATTTCCCAACGGCGTCTGGACGGTTATGGATGCTCAGTTGACATTGGGCTATATCAATAACAATGTCAGACCTGTTGACCCAAGTAAGCCTCATTCGTGGGATGATATTAAATATGTTACGCCATCCAAAATTTATGGTATCAACCCTGAAACTAACGAAATAGACGACCGAAATACAATCGTGGTAGGTGATGCCGAGGGGCAAAAAGCCGATGCGATGGTCAAGAACACTAGCCCTAAGAATCCTGCGGGTTTGGATAGGGCGGGGCTTGTTTATTGGGAACGGTCAAATATGGTGAAATTTACGGGGTATGGAGAGCAGAATTATTGTTCGTCTTTGGGGTATTACGCTTCAATGCACGCAGGGTATGGTCAGCCTTATCCAAGACCTGATAATAGTTACCGTGTTGTGCACAAGGTCAGGGAAGGCAAATTGATGGATTTAGCACAAAATCTTGTTGATTCTTTAAGAAACGCTCCTAATGCTCAACCGACATTGTGGAGAGGCATCGGGGCGTCACATCAAACAGAAATTAAAAATGCAGGAAAGGTAACAAAGGATTCCGAGGTTGGGGATACTTTTACTGTTGGGTTAGGGGCGACATCGCGTTCTATTGCGGCGGCGCGGTTTTATGCCACGCCATATTCCTACAACACAAACGAAGATGGAATACCAACGCTTATGCGTATTAAGGCAGGTTCTAAAGGGTTGGCATTAAGTTCAAAGATGAGTGCTTATCCTCACGACCAAGAAGTTTTGACGAGTGGCGAGTTCAGGATTGTCGGTAAAGAAGTGGTTAACTTGAGCCAAAAGGCAAGAAGGGTTGCTGAACAGCGGATGCGAATAGCAGATGTTCAAAAACTTCCGTCGGGGACAAGAGGCAAGACTGATTTGCTGGCAAGGGAGCAAGAGGCTTTGAAAGATGTTTTAGAATCGCGTGATAGAGAGTTGTTTACGATTATTGATGTAGAACAGGTCAGTGTGTAGTTATGGCTCATTTAGGTAATTTGTCGGGGCTGTTTTTTAGTCATCAACTTCAACCAGATGATGATTTGGAGAAGGCTAAGTTCGCTTCGCGTTCTGAAGCCGCGCGCTACGCGGCGAGCATCCGCTGGAAAGGCAATGTCAAGGGGGATGACGACGGTGTGGATACGCCACTGAAGTTAGCGCAGGATGCTTCGGTGTTACGAAAGGAATACGGCGATTTTTTGGATGACACGAGCGCGGGGATGAGCGGTATTTTGCTCAGTCCTGACGAATGGCAACTTTATGGGTTTCAGGCAGGCGACCAGAGGTATGTGTCTGTTTATATTGGTGGAGTTCGGCACACTGTGCCAACCAAAAAATTGTTGCAGTTGGAGCAGAAAGTGTGTGCTATTGGAGAACGGGCAAGGGCGTTGGCGCAAGCATCGGTGGTTTTTGACGAGCCGTTGACTGAGGAGCAACAGGGAGAAATCAATCTTGCGCGACAGGCTATGGAAAAAAACATTACAGAGCAGTCGGGCGGGGTATTGGGTGGTTATAACGGTCAGCCATCCAAGGCTATCAATATCTATCATCAAGACGAAAGTTTTGGCGGTCCAGGTTTTTACATAGGCTTACACACGATGGCAGACTGGAATCTTGTGTCGCCAAAAGAGACTGAGGGTGGTTTTATGAAAGACCTTGAGATTTTTTTCGCGGATGCTAAAAAGGTGCCGACGGGTGTCAAAAAAGCATATGATGCGTTGGTCAAGTTTCAGGCTTCGGACAAAACTTACGAGCCTGATGAAGATGATGCCGAACCAGTGCCGATGTCTGAAGCGGCGATAAGACGGACAACAACACTTCTCTTAAATAACCTAAACAAATCTTTGCTTCGCAATGGCAATAAATGGATTGAAAGTTTGACGGGTAAACCTCTGACTCAGTGGAGCAAGGAACGCCGTGATTTGGGCGACCCTGATGAAACAAAGTATGAACTCGCACAAAGAAACGAAAAGAAACTGGCAGATGCGTATGCAGATGTAATGAGGGGCATGGGTATTGATATCGGCAGACCCCCTGAAACGGTAAAAGATGGAAAGTACGACCGAAAATTGCAAGAAGATGTCAGAAAGATTTTTCCAAGTCGCATTGTAAAAGAAGTTCAAAAATCTTTCGGGGCGATTCGCACAATAAAAATTCCAGGCGGAGGGTCGTGGAATACGATTGGAAGCGTTATTAAAACTTCTGGTGGAAGAAGCACTAATCTTCACGAGTTTATGCACGCCGCTACTTATGCTGACCCTGTGTTGAGGTCGTTGGAGAATGCGTTTCTTGAACGGCGCAGAATGGGCGACCCTAAGCGCACGCGGGAACAATATGATGTGTCAGAAAGAATCACTGCTATAGAACCCTATGATTCAGTACGAGGCAAATACGGTGGTGCTTATGTTAAAGACCAGTTATCTGACCCTTACGCTGGTAGAAAATACTCCCTTGGCGGTGCAACCGAGTCTTTGACTAGGGGTTTGGAGTTTTTAGTTGCGGACAGGTTCAATAGTGATGATGATGACCACAAGAATTTTACTTTGGGGGCTTTAATTATGGCAGGCACGGCACCGTAATGAAACAGTGGTTGTTTTCTGTTGGCGGTAAGCCTCGTTACGCGCGGTGGGACGGCGTGTTGGATACTGACTCTGTTGAGTTGCGCGAGGAGGCTGATGCGTTGATTGCTCAAGGGGTGATGGTTGAGTGTGCCGAGGTGGGTTATCTCCGCAAGGCTTCTTTTGAAACAAGGGTAAGGGGTTGGGGCACGATTACGCGGGCTGTTGTTATGGTCGCTGATTCTGGCTCCATTGAGTTCCCGTTTTCGTATTTCAACCATAGTTGCATTGAGGAAGATGATGTGGAGAAGGCGTCGTTTTCTTCGCGCAGTGAAGCGGGAAGATATGCCGCCAATCAACGCTGGAAAGGGAATGCGAAACAAGAGGGCGCGCCAGAACTAAACGGCATAGAGCAAATGAAATCTCAGGTCAAAGAAATGCAATCTAAAGTTGCCGAGATTCAAAAAGAACAACAAAAAGTGCAGAAGGAAATCGCGAGAGCCAACAGCATCCCTAGTCGGAGGCACTATTTGGGCGGATTAAGAAACAAATCAAGGTTTCTGGATGGAGAAACAAGAGATTTATTCAACCAAATCGCTCCTTTAATTGAGGTCATTCAAAGAGATGCCGACGCGCGGATGTCAACTTTTCGTCAAGAGTCAAGATTGGATACAACATCTACAGCCGAAGAGTTTGGCGACAAGTTGTATGACTTACAGCAGATGAGTGCCAAGGTGGATGCGTCGCCGTGGGGTCAAGACCGTTTGCATCCTGAACCTGATTTGCAGTCGTCGGAGCCTGAAAAGTTCCAAAAATTAAGGGATAGGTGGGTTGTGGCGGACGACCCAACTTTGAAAATGAATAAAGCGTTGCGGGGCGAAGCGCCGATGACCGCAGGGGATAAAGCAAGGGCGTCGGAGGCTAAATGGTTGACAAAGGGTGTAGCGCCTGAGCCGTTTGTTGTAACACGCACGATGTCTTTGCCTCTGGAAATGGCAATGTCAATTAAAAAGGGGTTGGTGTTTGAATCTAAGGGGTATCAGGCAAGCGAGCGCGGTATTGGCTCTATCTACAATCGTCAACAACAGAACCCCGGCAGTATTCACACAAGAATGTTTATTCAGGTTCCTGAAGGTTCTCACATGGCGGATGTAGGGTATGGCGAAATCATTTTGCGCCCCGGTCGTCTCAAGATTGTGGCAAGCGATTGGGATGGCGAACAGTTGGATGTTATTGCCGAGTTAGTACCGCAGGAGGCTTAATCTGATGGACATTGTAAAACCAAACGATGATGCGTCTTGGCGTATGAAGCGCATTAGTGATGGGCAGTTGGAGTTAGTTCAAGACGATGATTTTGAGAAGGCTAAGTTTGCTACGCGGTCTGAAGCGGCGAGATATGCGGCGAGTATTCGCTGGAAGGGCAATGTTAAAGGCGACGATGATGGCGGTCGTGACCCTGTGTTGGAGCAGGCAATCGGGCGGGTACGCGCGATGGTTAACCAATTAGGCAGGCTTCCTATGGGTTCTGCGGCGGATGACGAGGTTTTCGCCGCTGACTGGAGCAAGGTTGTTGACACATTGTTTGTGCATGTAACAGACAAAGGGTTTATTCCTACGGCTCCTGTAATGGCTGTGGAGACGGAGATTCGGGCACTTGGTAAAATGGTGTACGAAAGTTTGACGGGAAGTGGGGCGGCGGATTCTGCTGAAGAAGCCGACAAAAGAGAACTTGAAGCGATGCGTACAAAACAAACAACTTTAGAGTTGGCGGAAGTGGCTTTGGCAAAAGTTATGAGTAGCCCTGCTTTGGCTGGAATTGACCAAGAATTAAGGGTTTTGAGGAAAGAGCACAGGGAGGCTTCCAAGGCAATGATGCAGGCAACGAAAGACATGGCTGACAATAAAGTGCCTTGGGGCAATCGCCAAACACCAGAACAGCGCGAGGCGTATTACAAGGCATTTGCAGAAAGAAAAATTCAGCAAAAACTCAAAGCAGAACTCAAACTCCAAATGGATTCTAAGCAAAAGAAAATTGATGAAGTGGTGAGGAACACGGTTTTTCGCACGGCAGAGGGGGAGTCTATCTTTCTAAGTGGCGCGGCGAAGCATGCTGAAAAGACCTTCCAAGAAGCCATTGTAAGAAGCAGTGTGACGGGGGTGGATTTGGCTGAAGCGGTTACAAAGTTGGTGTCTCAATATCGGGGCACGGGTGGGCAATTACAGATTAAAGCGGCAAAAATGAAAGGGGATTTGATGGGCAAACCATCAGAAGGTGCCGATTTTGTACAGAAGTATGTAGGCGATATTGCAACTCACATGCCAAAAGAGTGGGTTGACGATGTGAACGCTAAATACGGGGCTTCACTGGTTCTAGTCAAGACTAAAGGAGGGGGGTCGTGGGCACAGTTGACGAGGGAAATTAGCACTTCTGGCACAACACAAGTCAATTTGCACGAATTCATCCATGCGGCGATGTACGCCAGCCCTGTACGGCAGGCTATAGAGCATGCCCATCTGTCTAAAAGAACATTTGGTTCTGCTTCTGCACCGATAGATGGTTCTTTTCAATCAAAGATTGTTAAAGGCAGACAGAAAACAGTCGGCACTATTGATTACCCAACGGGAGAATCCATTTCTCAGGGAAACTATGTAAAAGACAAATGGGTTGACCCCTATTCAGGGCGTATCTACAACAGTGGTGGAACTGAAGTAGTGACGGTGGGCTACGACTCTTTCTCGCGGAGCGGGTGGCGCGCGAGCGCGACTTTAGGAAAGTTGGATATGGAACAGGTGTATTTGACTTTGGGATTGTTGATGGCGTCGTAGATGAAGTGGCTTTACAGCAGGGGAAACAAAAGGTTTGATGCGTTGTGGGATGACGGGGTGTTGTCGTCGTCGGATGATTTGCTGGTTTCGTCTGTTTCGCAGTTGATAGAGGACGGCGAGATTGTGCCGTGTGGGGTGGTCGGACCTGATTTGCCTGCCAGTCTTGATGACGAGGTGGTTGCTTGGGGCACTATTAGTCAGGCAGTGCGTTCTGTGAGGACGGGTAAAAGTAGGTTCCCTGTTTGCCCTGTTGCTCCAGAGACGACTTTGGAGGCTGACGCGGGCGAAGGCATGTGGGCGGTCTAGCGGGGGTTAGCGTTGCTTGACCACGGTGAACTATTACGATTGGGGTTATGCACCCCGATTCAACATCAAAACTGCTTGCCATGTGGGAAGAGGGCGAATTGGAGTGGGACGACCTGCCAGAAAGCACCCGTATGGCGCTTGAGGACAGCGAGGATGAACAAAACGCTGTTTATGACGACGATGAAGAGGACGACGGGGGGAGCATGGATGAGTTGTTCACCGTTGATGTAGAAAAATCGCTGGATATGGAGTTGCTTCATAAAGCCAACGAAGAGCACCGATTCACTCTTGGACCTTGGTATATCCCCAACCAGTATGACGCTCACGGCGAGTGGACGGACGCTGAGGAACTTCAAAAGGCGTTGTGGGACTATGTGCAGACAGGCGATAGGGGTATCAGACTTCAGCACAATAAGGATTTGGTGGCTGGGGAGTGGCTTGAGGCGATGTCGTTTCCTGTCCCTGTGACTATCGGGATGACCAAGGATGCGACAACGAAACAGGTGACTTATCCTGCTGGGACTGTGTTTTTGGGTGTGCAGTGGAAGCCGTGGGCTTGGGAGATGGTCAAGGCGGGCAAGATTACTGGGTTCTCTATCGGCGGAGCGGCGGCTCGTTTGGATATGAGCATGCCTGTTGAGGTTGGCAAGGGTGTTTCCCGCAAAGGGTTTTCTTCTCCTAGCGACCCTGTTTTGTTTTCGCAGGTTAAGAAAGAAACCAATGGAGTTGGCGTCTGGGAAGAGTATGTCGCGCGCGGGGGTACTGCTCGGTGGATGTCTCAGGCTGAGGCAAAGTTGTTAAAGGCTTCGTTCGCGTCGCGTTCGGAGGCGGCTCGTTATGCGGCGAACATGCGTTGGCGTAACTTGAAGGCTCGCACTGCGGAGTTGGCTCAGTCGCTTGGGATAAACGAGAGCGGGACACCTGTACGAGGTCCGATGCCGATGCCTAAAACAAAGCAAGGGCGGGCGATGCGACAAGCAATGAAGTCGTTGGATGGGCATATTGATTTTGATAAGGCTTATCAGGCGTGGGTTGACGCAGAAGGCAACGAGGAGCAGGATGTTCCGCTTTTGAAAACGGGTGAAAAAGTCCCTTACCATTTTTTGCGGTTGCACATGACGCCTGAAAGAGCACAGTTGCATGACGAAATTGTTGAGTTTGAGATGGCGGGCAAGGTAAGACGCCCTTCATCGGATAAGCCAGTGTTTGTTTTCATGGGCGGTGGACCTGCTTCTGGTAAGACAACCATGTTGAAGTCGGGTGACATTACTGTTCCGACAAGAGGTGCAGACGGAAAACTAAAAGAAGGCGCAGATTCAGCGCATGCTATTGAAATTAGCGCGGACGAATACAAAGCGTTTATCCCTGAATACGAGGCTTTAAGGCGAGGCAGAGGAGGGGAAGCGATGCGTATGAAAGCGGCGGGCATCGCACACGAAGAGTCGTCCATGATTGCAAAAGCAATTCAGCGTCGGGCTATGGATTCGGGTGTGGACATTGTGTTGGATGGTCTTGGCGATAGTGACAGAGGCTCTCTGATTGGCAAAGTAAGGCGCGCTAGAGAAGCGGGCTATCAAGTAAGGGGCTTGTACGCAACGATTCCTACGGAAGTGGCTGTTGAACGCGCGTCGGCTCGCGGGAAACCAGAGGGTGTGCAAACAACGGTTTCAGAAGGTTTTACTATCACTGGCGAGGGGCGCTATGTAAGCCCTCTTATTGTGCGGGCGGCTCACGCGAAGGTAAGTGCTGTTTTGCCGTCGGTTATTGATGAAGGTGTTTTTGACGAGGTGACGGTTGTTGATACCAAGTCTCGTCCCGCGAAAATCATTTATCGTTATGACAGCGAAGCCAAAGGCGATGCGAAAGGCACGGTCGTTGACAGTGCTGGTTGGCAAGCATTTTTGGATAAAGGTGAAGGATTTGATGAAGGCAGGTCGTTAATTGGACTCTGATATTTTTACTAAGGTTTTTTTGAGGTCTGGTCTTGGCACTGACAGACTTTTGGAGTTGTACGCAATGGTTATTGGCGGCGCTGACGCTGGTGATTGTGATTTGACAACCCCTGATGAGGGTGTGCTGTTTAGTTTGTTAAAAGCCGATGTTGATGGCACTGTGTTGCCTGATGGAGTTATATGGGATGTGCCTTATGAGTTGTGATTGTGGTTGTGGGGATTGGAATTTGTCTAAGGCTGATGTCACTGTTTTGAAGCAGTTGCGCGAGGGCGTTTTGGCTGATTTGCCAATGTCTATCTGGCAGTCGTTGATTGTGGATGTGGAAAAAGCGGGTGGGGTTCTTGCGGTGGAGGGCACTGCGGGCAAGGTCATCCGCGAGGCTGTTCAGAAGGCTTCTTTGTCTCCTGCTTGGCAACGCAAGGAAGGCAAGAATCCAAGTGGCGGTCTGAACAAGAAGGGGCGTGATGCGTATGCCCGCGAAACGGGTGGCAAGTTAAAGCCTCCTGTGAAGGAAGGCGATAATCCGCGTCGGGCGTCGTTTTTGGCGCGAATGGGCAACGCAGAAGGTCCTGAGCGTAATCCTGATGGTTCGCCTACGCGTCTTTTGCTGAGTTTGCAGGCTTGGGGTGCTAGTTCTAAGGAAGATGCTCGCGCGAAGGCTAAGGCAATTTCAGCGAGGAATGAAGCCGTTGAAAAGGCGAAGTTCGCGTCGCGTTCTGAGGCGGCTCGTTATGCGGCTCAACAGCGGTGGAAGGGGCATGCGAAAGAGGGCGACAGCAAGACAACAGCGCCTCGTCCTGCATCTGGGTCTAAAGGCAGAGCAGGAAAAAAGGTTGCTCCTAAGCCGAGTTCGGCTGGTCGTGGCGACGGAACTGATGCTGTCGGGCAAGAGGGAAACGCAACGGTCAGGTTTGGCGAGATGTCCAAGAGCATTGAATGGGCTTTTTCTAAAGACACTTTAGTTAAGGCGGGTTTGAGGTTAAAGAGTCAGGGGTATGGAGAGAAGGAGGCGACGGAGGCTGAGTTAAAACTTGGACAAGATGCGAAAGAGTCTCTCAAGAAAATCTTGGATGAAGAAGGCGTAAAGGTTCAGGAGGCGTTAGATAATCTCGGCAAAGGGTTTATGCCGTCATTGCAAATAAGCATTTTGGAACGGTCAAGGGGTCTTTTGAGGAGGCAAGCAAAGGCTACTGAGCGCGAGGCAGAGGAAAAGGGTTTGGTACCCACCCAGCGTGAGGAGAACACTGTTGGCTCTATGGTTTACACGACCAAGCGAACAATTCTTGAAAACATGGCTGACTATGTTGATTTGGAATTAAAGCGCGCTAATGCGACTCTTAAACCCAAAAAAGGCAAAGGAGAAGTAAACGATTTTATTGACTTTCCTGATGCTCAACGCGACCGTAGGAATACTGAAAGAACAACTTTGAGGGTTAACGGCAAATCGCGTACATATCAGCCGACTAAAGTTAAGGCGTCCGAAATTGCCAAGGGCGACATTGTTCGTAACGAGTCAGAGGTAGAGCCTCGTAAGGTTGTTGCTTTTGGCGGGGACACACGGACTGACACTTCTGTTGGTAAAGCGCCTGTTGTGCTTATTACGCAGTCGTTGGACGGCACCGACGGCAAATTGCAGACTTCTAGTAGCAGTGGCGATTCTAAATTGTTGCGGTTTGACGAGGTAGTGGATAAAGCAATGCCTCAGGGCGCGGGCGACCCTCGTTCTAATGCGGGGCGTTACGCCGCCGAGCAACGCTGGAAGGGGCACACCAAAAAGACAGAAATTGATGCCAACCTCAGAGAACAGGGCAAAAAGCCGATTGCGGGCGGGGAAACTAATCAAGACCCATCTGGCGATGTGATTGACACTTTGGTTGAGGCTTTGTCGCAGTACAAGGCTGGTAATCAAGTGGTTGTTCCAGCGGAGTCGGTTTATACGGTTTTGGGAGAGTTGGCGGCGTTCGCGAAAGATGCGAAAGACAAGGGCGATAAAGCAACTGACTTGGATTTGTGCAAGGTGTCGGTGCCGGGCACGAACTTGTTTTGTGGGGAGAATAAGGGTTTGCTTCGGGAGGAGATGCCTCAGTTATCTGGTGTTCCGACCAAGGGTTCTAAAGCAGACGGCATGGAGAAGGACAAAAAGGGTCGGGCTAATATCGGTGAAGCGTTTGTGGAGCATTTACGCGACGGCGGGGTGGAGACGCGCGAGGGCGAGGTGCCCGCGTCTAGTTTGAAAGCAACTCAAAAGCAGGTGATTGGTGCTGATGTCGCGGGGATTATGAAGGCGTTGGAGGATGGCTCTATGCCTGAGCAGACGCTTTTTGTGTCTCGTGATGGTTATGTGATTGACGGGCATCACCGCTGGGCGGCGGCTGTTGGGCTGGACTACAAGGATGGCAAGGCGGGCGATTTGAAGATGAAGGTGCGGGTTATTGATTTGTCTATTGATGAGGTGCTGAAAAAGGCGAACGCTTTTGCTGATGAGATGGGAATGCCTCGTCGTTCTGGCGATGCAAACGCAGATGCGAAGCGCAAGGACAATGATGATGAGCCAAGCAAAGGCGACGGCAAAGGCAAAGACAAGAAGAAAAGCAAAGGCAAAAAGACCGAAGGGTAGTTTAGCCCCCTAAAGGAATTGACAAAAGTAAGGTACCGATGATGAAGCGTAGTGATGAAATAGTGTTGGACGGGCTAGAGCCTTTTGCTCTTGAAATGGTTTCGGCTGAACAGTGGGCTTTGGCGAAGCAGGCTGTGAATGATGCGGGTGGCATTTTGGCTTCTGATGGTGCGGTTCGTGATTTGCTTGAGAAGGCTTCGTTTGCTTCTCGTTCTGAGGCTGGTCGTTACGCGGCGAACATGCGTTGGCGTGGTTCGGTTCCGCAGGGTGGTTTGGCTACGGCTCAGTACCGACAGGCAGAAAATGCTAAGGCTGGTCGCGGAGCGGGGAATCCAGCAAGAGAATCCGATTCTGACCCTGCCAATCCTGACGATGAGCAATCACGAAAGATGGCTACTCGCGCGCGAAGCATTGCTGAAGGTGATTTGTCGGATATCGCGTCAATTATTCGTCGCGACTTTAGAGAGCAAGGCAAAAAGATTCCACCTGCCGCGCAACCGTATTTGGATGCTTTGTCAACTTTGGGGACGGTTGATGACCAGTACGGCATGGATTCAGGCAAGTCCATCGTGGCGTATGCGTTGAGCAATCTAGGTTCTTACAAGGGTGAGACGGCACGGCTGGTTAAGGCTGAGTTGAAGGCTCGTTTGAAGGGCAAGCAGGCTGATGCTCGTTCAGAAACCAATGACAGTCCTGAGTTCACTGGTAGAACTACTGGTCGCCAAGGCGGACCTGCCGAAGGACCAAAATACAAAAAAGGTATGAGTCTGAAAGAGATTACGGCGAATGTTCGTCAGGATTTGAAGGCAGTAAAATTGCCAGCGGGCGTAAAACTTGGGGTTCGCATGAGGGACGGTTTGGCTGTTGTCGTTGATATCAAGGGCTACACGGGCGACCAGCAGAGTCCAGAGGCTAAAGCACTCAGAGATGAAATAGATGCCATCAGAAGGTCTTACAACCGTAGCAACAGTGACCCTATGGTTGACTACTCTGACGAAACCTATTACGGCAATACAGATTTCAACTAATGGGTGCCGATTTACCTCCGATGGTGGAGATGTGGGTCAAGCAACTGTTGAGTCCTGAGTTCGTTGAGGTGATGCGTTCTCAACCGTTTGACCGTGTTGATGTTCGGTTGTCTTGTAGCAGGGGCAAGGTTTCTCGGCTTCCTGTCATCGTTTTGAACGGTGGTCAAGCGGAGTGGGTTGACGGCTGATTTGACTGGGGGGCTTTACTATGGTAGAGTGTTTGTAGAAGGAGGAACTGAATATGGAATTAAATCCAACACTTCAGGTCGCGCAGGCGATTGAGCAATACGGACGCCCATGCTGGGTAGCCCATGTCCCCACACGCGTGAGGAAGATGGTGCCCTACGAGGTAATCATGGAATTGCTTGAAGGGGCACAACCGTCAGAAGGTTCGGTCAGCAAAGATGACAAGAAGGACAAGGCGATGCGTTGGTGCAAAGAGCACTTGTTTGAAGAAGTGACCGTAAAGCAGATTGCAGAAATCGGCGGTCTGGGTGAGTCCAGTGCACGGACGCTGATAACGAGCCGACCTGATGTGTTCAGAAAGTCGGGACGCGGGGTGTACGAGATTCGTGACCCGCAAGCCGACCGAGGCAGAGTCGCTAAAAAAAGAGCGCGCTAACTAAACCCAAGTTGATAGACGGGGTGTAACACCTTCGTCGTATGCTGTGTTTTGTCCAAGACCTGTGGGTCGCTAAACAGTTTCGGCTGTGATGCGTTCACGGGTTTTTTTATTTGAGGAACTATGACAAAACCACAAACTCGCAAGATGGTGGCTTTGAAAGTTCTTGAGACAAGTGGCGTTGACCATCCAGCACATTTAGAAGAAGGCTGGATAGTTATGAAGAATTCAACAGGAGCAAAGATGAGCGAAGAAGTCGGTATGGAATCAGGTCTGGAAGAGGCTTACATTGAGCGCGTGGTGGAACTTGAAAAAGCCCTTGCTGATGCTGAGTCAAAGAATGACAACTTAGAGTCCCGTTTGGTCAAGGCGTATGAAATGCCTAAAGCCAAGGATGAGGATGAAGAGGAAATGGACGAAGAGGACGAAGAGGACGAAGAGGAAATGGCAAAGTCTTTGCTAAAGTCCGTTCCTGAGCCTGTTCGCCAGATGCTTCAGAAAGCACAATTTGATGCTGACTTCGCGCGCGAGGAACTTCGCAAAGAACGCGAGTCAAAGCGCGACCGTGAATATGTTGCTAAGGCTCGCCAGTGGGACAATCTCACTCTTGACCCTGAAGAAGTTGGACCTGCACTTCGCCGTTTGGCTGATGCAGAACCAGTTTTGTCCGATGCGATTGAGAAGGCTCTTGACGCGGTTAACGCTCAGGCTGAATCAGCAAGCATTTTTGAAGAATTGGGTCGTGGCACAAGTTCACAATCTGACTCTGATGCTTTCTCCAAAGTTCAAAGTCTGGCTAAGTCAGCGTATGAGCGTGGAGATTTCGCGACTATTGAGCAGGCTATTTCTGCCACAGTCGCTACCAACCCAGACCTCTACACCGCGTACCGTGCGGAAACTCGTTAAGGAGTACAACAATGGCATACGAAATCGCTGGATATCCAGTAAAAATCACACTTGTGGCTGGTGCAGACCTGTCCTCAAAGCAGTATTTGTTCGTCAAACTGAATACCTCTGGTCAGGCTGTCATCTGTGACGGTGCGACTGATTCACCTATCGGTGTTCTTCAGAATGACCCTGCTTCTGGTGAAGAAGCGCAAGTGCTTGTAGTCGGTGGAACAAAACTTGTCGCTGGTGCGGCAATTAACCCCGGCGTCAAAATCGGAACAGGTAGCAATGCGAAAGCAGACACCAAAGTTGCGGGAACTGACACCACTGAGTACACCGTTGGTGTTGTTCTGCTGGGTTCATCAGCAGATGGCGACATCATCACAGCCGTTATCAACTGCGCCTCGCCAAACCGAGCCGCTTAATCCATTACTAGGAGCAGAAAAAAATGCCACAGCCAACTCAAAATGCAGTCCATGTTGACGCGATTCTGACAAACATCAGTACCGCCTACATGCAACAGGCAAAGAACTTCATTGCCACACGGGTTTTCCCTATCGTGCCAGTGTCAAAGCAGAGCGACAAGTTCTTCACTTACACCAAGAACGACTGGTTCCGCGACGAAGCGCAACGACGCGCCGACGCTACCGAGTCCGCTGGTGGAGGTTACAACCTCTCAACAGATTCGTACCAAGCAGATGTGTATGCGTTCCACAAGGATATCGGCGACCAAACCCGTGCTAATGCGGATGCGCCTATCAATGTTGACCGTGAAGCGGTTGAGTTTGTTACAAGCCGTTTGCTTCTCAAGATGGAAACACAGTTTGTTGCTAACTATTTCACCACTTCTGTGTGGGGAACTGACTACACACCTTCAAACCTTTGGTCTAACTACGCAACCAGCGACCCAATCAGCGACATTGAAACTGGCAAGCGCGCCATTTTGTCGGTGACGGGTTACGAGCCAAACACTTTGGTTCTTGGTTACGATGTTTTCACATCTTTGAAGAATCACCCTGACCTCGTTGACCGTATTAAGTACACTTCTTCGCAAATCATCACAGAGGAACTTCTTGCTTCTTTGTTTGATGTGCCTCGCGTGATGGTTGCTAAGGCTGTCAAGGCTACGAACAACGAAGGTGCCGCTGGTGCCTACGCGTTCACTCATGGCAAGCATGCCCTTTTGACCTACTCTGCACCGTCTGCTGGACTTCTTCAGCCTTCTGGTGGTTACATCATGTCTTGGACTGGTGTTTCAGGCGGTTTGGGTGCCACTGTCGGTACAAGTCGTATGCGTATGGAACAGTACAAGGCTGACCGCGTTGAGGCTGAAATCGCTTTTGACATGAAAGTAATCGGTACAGACCTTGGTTACTTCTTCAACGGCGCTGTCGCTTAGTCAGGAGTAATAATGAATCGTCTTACTAGAGGTCATGCCCTCGTCGGTGCTTTGAGCATTGATGCGCAGGACATCACAATTTCGGATGACCTTGCTGTAGGTGGTGACTCTGCTGTAACTGGCAACTCTGTTGTAAGTGGTGACTCTCGCATAGTTGGTACTTCCTCAGTTACTCGTTCAGCAGGAACAATCGCTGACGGTGCTTCAATGGTTGCATCAGCCTCAGATATCATTAACAACACGGTTGCTAGTGCTACTCCTACAGCGGCACGAAATGTGACCACTGTTACAGCAGAAGCAATTGTTGCTGGTCATCCCACTACCTACGCAGTAGGTGACACGACTGAGTTCACGCTTATCAACTTGGCGGCGGCTACTCATGCTCTGACTTTGGTTGGTGGAACGGGCGTAACCATTGTTGGTTCTGCAACCGTTTCTGCCGCTTCAAGTGCCACTTGGTATGTACGAATCGCAAGTGCTACAACAGTAGTTCTTTACCGTAAATAACAACTACAAGGAGTGTCCTCGTGACCGTAGAAAAATGTATGTATCAAGTAACAAAGCAACTTCCAGTTGATGATGGTTACTTGGCTGTTGGCGAAATTGTTGATGCTTCTGGTTGGCGTAATGTCAAGGCGTTGGTCGCGGGGCGTTATTTAGTGCCTTTGACCTCTGTCTATGTGAAGCAAGACGATGCGTTGGAAACCAAAGTGGTTAAAGCCAAGGCTGTTCGTCCTGTTGGAGCAACAAAAGAGGCTTAACCCGCTTACGAAAGGTGCCTTATGGCGTGGACATATTCAGGCGACCCCGCTGGTTCTGCTCGCGACAAGGTACGGTTTTTGTGTGGGGATGTGGACACGACCAATCAGCAGTTGAACGACGCTGAGATTTCGTTTTTGTTATCTGAGTGGAACAACGATGCGTATGTGTCGGCGGCTTGTGCTTGTGATGCTATTGCGGGCAAATACCAGTCAAAGGCTGATAGTTCGCGTTCGGTTGGCGATTTGTCTATTTCTACACAGAATTCGGCGACTGCTAAAGGGTTTCAAGATAGGGCTTCGTCGCTTCGCGCTCAGGCTTTGAGGGCTTCTCCGCCGTCTGTGAATTTTGATGGCGTAGCGTTTGACGGCACTTATGCTTTCCAGATTGACATGGACGGGTATGTTCAGCCGTGACGATTGAGACTGCTTTTCTTAATTTGATGCCTTCGTCTGTGACGGTGTTTGGTGTCCAGTCCACCGATGCGTATGGCAAAAACACATTTGCAGGTAGTGGGACTTCTGTGCGGTGTCGCATTCAGCAGACAGGGCAGGTCATTAAGACCGAGGATAGGGACGATGTGTATGAGCAGGGTCAGATTATCTTTTATGGCACCCCGACGATTACTACCGCATCTAAAATTGCATTGCCTGATGGCTCTTTCCCGTTGATTTTGTCGGTCAAGGTGCATAATGATGAATCTGGGGCGCACCACACATCAGTTTCGTTTGGAAACTAACTATGGCTCGCGCTCCTATAACGGTCACTCTCGCTGGCTATGGCAAGTTTATGAAAACTATGGGGGATGCACGCCAGTCGGTGTTGCCCATCGCCAAGGAGGTGCTGTACAGCGAGGCTCAGTCCATTCTGCGCGAAAGTAGGATGGAAGTGCCGTTCCTGTACGGGTTTTTGTCTGCTTCTGGACGGGTGCATGAACCTGTCATTTACAACAACAAAGCAATGGTAGAGATTTCTTATGGCGGGGCGTCGGTTGACTACGCATTTGACCAGCACGAAAACGAAACATGGAAGCACGCGGCGGGTCGTAAAGCGTTTTACCTGCGCGACCCTGTTGAAGAGGCTCGTAAAGGCTTTGGTGGGAGGCTTCAAAGGCAGATGCAACGGCTTCTGTACGCTCGTGGCGGGCATCAGGCAGGGCAAGAGGAGCAGATATGACCGTCCTTGATGCGTTAGGTAATTACCTTGTCTCAAACGGTATTGGGACTTTGGCTACAACGATTTTTTTGGCTCGGATGCCTGATTCCCCTGATGCTTGTGTGACTCTGTACGAGTCGCAAGGGGCAGGTGGGGCTAGTACCTTCGGTGCAGGGGTTACGGCGTTTGATGTGCCTCGTATCCGTGTTTTGTGCCGTGCTGGGCGTAACGACTATCAGATTGCTCGCGCGAAGGCTGTGGATGTCCGCAATTTGCTGGGCGCTGTCCGCAAAACGACCCTTTCTGGTGTCGGGATTTTGACGATTTTGGCGACCAGTGAGGTGTACCCGATGGGGCGCGACGGCGATGACCGTCCAATTATCGGATGCGATTACAGCGTATGGCTGTCGTAGCAAATCCTTATGGGGGTTCGGTTTCAGAGGATAAAGAGCCACGATGCTGGCGATGCAAGAAGATGCTGGCGGTTCTGGTCACGCGCCCGTGGGTAATTATCTGCCATCGGTGTAAAGCCAAAAACGGAGCATGATTGACTTTTGGGGGCAGGGCAGGTAAGGTTTCTCCAGCGATTGATTGTTTGAAGGAGGACAATAATCGGTCGGGAGTTGTTTCAAGTCTGCGGATTTTGGAACCTTTGTTGGCATTGAGGTGCGCTCTTTAGAGCCAGTTGTACTGGTAGTTGTATTCGCCTATTTAGGAGGCGCTGTTGTTAAAACGCTTATTACTTTGTTGTTGTTTGTTTTGGGGCACTTTGAGTGCTCCCGTATTTGCAGGGGCTTCACAGCCCCCTGTGACCTCTGTGAAGGTGGTCAAAAGGTCTGTGTCAATCCCATCTGACAAAACTCATCGCTGTCCCAAGTGGGAACCTTTGATGAAGAAGGTGGGTTTAGAGCCGATTGAGGTGTTCAGTTATTTGGCTTGGCGTGAGTCGCGTTGTACGCCCAAAGCGGTCGGGTGGAACTATCGCAAAGGCAAGAGCGTCAAGGACTGCAAATTGATGCCTTACGATGCGTACAGGAAGTGTCCTGCTGTGAAATCGTATGACTCTGGACTTTGGCAGGTCAATTCAAGTTGGAAAACTGTGACAGCGCAGGTGTGCAAGTCTCCACAAGGCGACATGACCGTGCTGTTTGACCCTGTGTGCAACGCAAAAGTGGCTAAGTACCTCTTAGACAATGGTGGATTCAATCATTGGTCGTTGAAAAGATAACTACGGTTTAGCCCAAGCCAACTGGCTTTGGTAGTAAATTCAGATGCGTAAGTGTCCTTGTGACCTCGGCTTTCACCGTTCGTGCCCTCAGTGGTCTGTGGGAACTGAGGTGCTTTGACGCCTTGTTTTCAGGAGTAGAAATGCCTAAATATCGTGTTTTGCAGGGGATTGACTTCCCTCCTGACCGCCGCGTTGAAGCGGGTGCAATCGTGGACGACTTACCTCCTAAAGCAATCAAATGGCTCCGCGAGCAAGGTTTGATTGAGTTGGAAGATGCGAATAGCGCGGACGAATTTACTCCAGTCAAAGATGTTGTGGCGTCAAAAAAGACCCCTGATGTCGTTGCTGATGTTGTTCTTGAAGAAACGGTGGAAATCTAATGGCTTTTATTCATGGTAAATCAGTGTCAGTGCTTCACGGCGTTACGGATTTGAGTTCTTTTTTGAACGAAGCCAGCACCGCGGTACAGGTAGATACTGCCGAAACAACCACTTTTGGTGCCGCTGGTGGCGGAAAAACCTACATTACTGGTCTAAAAGACGGCACTTTGTCGTGCTCAGGTTTGTTTGACGGTGCTTCTACAGCAGTTGATGCTGTGTTGACAGCAAGTTTGGGTTCCGATTCTTTGTCCCCTGTAACTTACGCGCCAGAAGGCTTTGCCATTGGCTCGCGCGTTGCTGTTTTGAAGGCTAAAAGCACTTCTTACCAAGTTTCTTCACCTGTTGGCGATGTGGTGTCGGTTTCTTACGACGCTCAGGCTGATGGAGGCATTGACGCAGGCGTTTCTTTGTGCTTGTTGGCATCTGTATCTTCTACAACCAACTCCACAAGTCACGACAACGCCGCTTCTAGCGCAAATGGCGGATTGGCGCAGTTGCATGTGACGGCGAACACCCGCGATGTGGGCACAGTTTTTAAGGTTCAGCATTCAGCCGACAACTCAACTTGGGCTGACCTTGCAACTTTTACAACCGTAGCAACGGTTGTTACAGCATCGGAAAGAGTCGCTATCGCTAGTGGCACTACCGTCAACCGTTATCTTCGGGCACAGGCAACTTTGTCCGCTGGTACGGGTTCCATCACCTATCAAATTTCCTTTTCTCGGAGGTAACACACATGGCTTTTGCACATGGTAAATCAGCAGTATTCAAATTGGACGATTCGGGTGGCACCCTTCGTACCTTGTCAAGTTATGTCTCAGAGGTCAGTTTGCCTCGCAACATTGACACGGCAGAAACAACAACATTCGGCGCGTCAGGCAATGCCAAGACCTACATCGTAGGTTTGTCGGATGCGACTATCGGCGTGTCAGGGTTTTTTGACGCTACTGCCGATGGTTATTTGGCTGGCGTAGTCGGTAATGCCGCCACCTTGTCATTTGAAATTGGACCTGAAGGTAGTGGCGTGGGTGCCATTAAGTACACAGGCGAGTGTATTATGACCTCGTACCAAGTTGGTTCTTCCGTTGGAGATGTTGTATCTGCTTCGGCTGACTTTCAAGTTACAGGTGCCATCACCCGTGGCACTTACTCATAACCAATAGGAGAAAAACCGTGTCCCTTCGTGACCGCATTTTAGCAGTAGATGATTCCCAGAGAGAACAACTTGTTGTTCCTGAATGGGGTATGACCATTGAAATCAGAGGTATGAGTGGTGCTAGTCGCGCTTCAATTACCCAAGACGCCGCCGACAACAACGGCACTATCAACTTCGGCAAAATGATGCCTGAAATCATCGTCGGATGCGTATTTGACCCTGAGACTGGTGAGCAAGTGTTTACTGCCGATGACCGTTCTCTGGTGATGGAGAAGTCGGGCGCGGCGTTGGACAAGATTGTTACTCTTGCTATGGCTTTGTCAGGTTTCGGCGAAAAAGCGGTGGATGAAGCGGGAAAAGGCTCCTTGTCAATAGCGAGCGCCGATTCCTCTTTAACCTAGCGGAGTTGCTAGGGCGTACCGTGGCTGAATTGCTTTATGGTTCGCCCGCTCATAGACCGATTTCTTCTGCGGAGATAGTGGAGTGGGTGGCGCTGTTTAAGTTGAGAAATCACGAACAGGCTCAACAGGCTCAACGACAAAGCAGGAAGTAATTTATGGCTGATGATATGAATATCCAAGCGGTATTGTCAGCCGACGCGTCAGGGATGGTGCGGGGCTTCAATAGTGCTACTGCTTCCGCTCAACAACTTCAAGCAAAACTAAACCCTCTCAACCGTTCTTTATCAATCGCTGGCGGGGTTATTGGTGGTGCTGGTTTTGCCATGTACAAGATGGGCAGGCAGGCGTTTGATGCCGCGGCTCGTGTGTCGGAGATGCGTGTGGCTATTGGCGCTATTGGTAAGGCGTCGGGGCTTGGCGAAAAAGCCATTATGGACACCGCTAAGGCAATTCGCAAGCAGGGAATTGAGATGGCGGCGGCTCAAAAGATTGCCATTACCTACGCTCAAAACAACCTGAATATGGCTGACGCGGCAAAAGTTGCCCGTGTCGGTCAGGACTTGGCTGTTATTTCTCAACGAAACTCTACTGATACGGCTGAATTGCTGACGAGGGCTATCCAAACGGGTAACTCACAGTTGTTGAAATCGGCGGGTATCTCGCGTATGGCTGGCGAAGCCTATGATGAATACGGCAAGAAGTTGGGCAAGAGTTCTACATCTTTGTCTGCTTTGGAGCGTCAGCAGGCTATTACGAACTTGATTCTGTCTGAAGGAGCAAAGGTAGCGGGTATTTATGAAGCCGCGATGACCGAACCCGGCAAGGTCTTGCGGTCATTCCCTCGTCTGGTCAACGACATGCAGGTTGCTTTAGGTCAATCTTTGCTTGATGGTTTCGGACCTGCAATCAAGGTGTTTTACGATTTTACCAAAGCGATATCGCAGGCTGTCTCGGAGGGCGGTGCGTTTCATCCAATGGTGCAGGTGATGAGTGGTGTGATGACCCAGTTGCTTGAACCGCTTGTAAATGGCATCAGCGCCATGACCAATTTTGTTAAATCTTTAAGTTTGAGCCAATCAGGTGTTGCTTCGGCGACTGCTTCGGTGTCTAAGTTTTTGCCTGTTTTGGCGGCGATGGGCACGGGGTTGTCGGTGTTGGCTGGCAAGAACATTTTGAGCATGATTCCTGTAATTGGTAAATATGCCTCGGTGTTTAACCCTTGGGTCGGGGCTATTACAGTGCTGGTGGCTCTAAGTCCTCGGTTAAGAGAGTCCTTTATGCGTATTGTCAAGGCGTTTTTGCCTCTGCTTCCCGCAGTAAAAAACACGGCTATCGCGTTTACAAAGATGGCTGAGAAGATTGTGGAAACCATCGCCGATGTGGTGGATGTTCTGGTCGGACCGCTGACTGTTGCTGTATCTATTTTGTCGGCAGGCATCTACTTGCTGACATCGGCATTTGGTTCGCTGGAACCCGTCATCTATCTCATTGGTTCCGCAATGCTTATCTCTTTTGTCAAGGGTGCCGTTGCTGGTAATCAAGCAATCAAAACGCTTGTCTTTAACTTGCACTTCATGGGCTTACAGTTGAAAGAAACGGCGATGCGACTGAAGAGTAACTTCGCATTTGGGTTGCAACAGACGGGTTCGGCTCTAAAGGCTTTTTCTGCTACGGGCATCGCCGCATTCAAGGCTGTTGGATTGGCGGCGAAAGCAATGGCTGTTTCACTGATGGAAGTGTTGTTGCCGTTGATAGCAATTTTTGCTGTTATCAAGGTTGTTCAGATGTTGGGAGCGGCGTCTAAGCAGACTAAAGAGCGCACAAACGATTTGAATGACGCTTTGAAAGAGAATGTTGAGGCTCTGAAGGGCAATAAAGAGGCTACTTTGCAGTATCTTGCTTCGCTTGATGGGGTCGCAAAGCAACTGACGATGACAGGCAAGGACGGCGACAAACTGACGAGCGCGTTGAACACGATGGGTGTTAGTGCTACGGATTTTGCTGACAAGTTAACGCTTTTGAAGGGCGCTCAGGACAGGGGTGGGGTGGCAAGAGTTGCTTACTATAAGAGTCTTTTGTTGGCGCAGGGCGTTGAGGCAAGTCAGGCACAATTGATTGCTGACCAAGTGCATTCTCAGGAGGCTTTACGCGATGTGTTGTGGAATGTGAAAGAAGAATACAAGGGCTATGCGACAGCCTTGGAAGAGATTGACGACCAAGCGGAAAAAACCAGTATTCAAGATTTGGTGACGGCAAGGTTGTCTCAAATTTCTGCTTTGGGTAAAGAGCAGGCGGCTTATGCTTCAGATGTCGCGGAGAAAGTTCGTGCTCAAGCCGCGACAGAAGGATTGACGAACGAAACCATTGTTGCTCAGCGTGTTTTGGTTGAGTTAAATGCTAGTTATGTCAAGTTCATTGCTAAGCAAAAAGAAAAGACAGCGGAGGATTTGAAGTCAACACAGGTGGTTGGCACAACCGCTGTAGCCATGCAAACGCTGATTGGCAAGTTGGAGGCTTTGACTTTGGCGGAGGGCGACGCCAAGTTTAAGACCGAGGAGTTGGCGACTGCACTGTTTGGTGTTGCACAGATTGAGTTTAATAAGAACGCGAAGTCAGTGTTGGAGATGCGTAAAGAAATGACCGCGTTGCATGACGAGGTTCGCGCCAATAAGGGCAATTTTGATTCTTTGACGGGTTCGGCTTTGCAACTGGCTGACAATATCGCTAAAAACGCGACCGAGATGAAGAACATGGGCAAGTCAAGCGCCGATATTGCGGCGATGCAGTCTGTGTTGGCTTCTAAGTTTTTGGAAGTGGCTAAAAATGCGGGCTTTCAAAAAGGGGCTGTTGAAAAGTTGATGACTGCTCTCGGCTTGCTTCAAAACATCCGCACTGTGGCAATCGTTGATTTAGATATGACCGCCGCCGTCAACAAATTAGAGTTGCTTCGCAAGGGGCTGTCAATGTTCAGTGGCGAGAGCGGTTATGTTCAGGGTCAGTTAATGGGCAATTTACAAAAACTTATTGCTGATTTGAAGAAAGAAAAGACCGCCTTGGTTAGCGCGGGAAAGACTTTTACTGAAACCACCAAGACGGATAAGGGTGCAGAAACAGCGTCAAGGATGAAGGGCTTGAGGGATGAAATAACCAAGACCTACGAAGGCGCGCTCGCGAAGGCAACGGAACGAATCAAGAATGCGAAAGACGCGCAGGAAAGTTTTGCTAAGAGCATCAAAGACAGCATTCAGGACATGGCTTCCCTTGGGCAAGCGTTCGCGGCGGTTGAGGAAAATAGCGCCAAAGTTAAGGAGTCACACGACAGACTAAGTTCTTCTGTCAGCGAGGCGATGCTTTCGGTTTCTGCTTTTACAGGCATTATTGAAGGTCAAACGGCGGCTCAGGAAGCGTTGAAGCAGTCTTTGCTTGGTCAAAGTGATGCTCAATCGCTGGTCAACAATCTTCAAGCGGAGCAAGGCAGACTGTTGGCGCAGTACGGCAGGGCTAAGACTCGCGAGGACCAACTCAAAATCTATGATGATTTAGCGCGCAATACGGAAGCCCTTACGAAAGCACAGGAGAAACTGGCGCTTTCAGACACCGCTGTTGCTGACGCACAGAAAGAATCCGACAAGGCTGGCAAATCGTTTATTGAGGGCTTGCGACTGAAGGTTCAGGCGGCTAAAGACTTTGGGCAAAAACTGCAACAGTTGAAGTCGCTTGGCTTGAATGAGAATGCTTTGAGTCAGGTTATTGGTGCTGGCGCGGTTGCTGGTGGGGCTATGGCTGATGAGTTGATTAAGGGCGCGGCTGACGGTCTTGGCACAATCGGTGAAACTAATAAGTTGGTCAATGAAGCATCGGAATTGGCTAAAACCATTGGGGTGGGGATTGCTGACTCGTTTTACGATATTGGGACTACTTCTGGTCAAGCCACGATTGACGCGTTCAAGGCACAGGCTGAGAAGGCAGTTGAGTTTGCTGAAAGAATCAAAACCCTTGTTGCTATGGGGCTTAACGAAACGAGTCTCCAGCAGGTGTTGGCGGCTGGTGTTACTGCTGGTACGAAACTTGCGGATAGTTTGATTGCTGGCGGGAAGGATGCGATTGCTCAGACGAACGCGATTCAGACGGCTCTTGAGAATGCGGCGGGTTCTGCTTCTCAGGCGGCGGCAAAGAAGTATTACGACGCTGGTATTGCTTTTGCTCAAGCCATTTATGACGGTTTAGACGCCAAATGGAAGGAGTTGAAGCCGAAAATTGACAAGATGACGGAGCCAGAACTGAAGAAGGTTCTTGACCAAGCGGTCATTGATGCGAACAAGGTTACACAACCTGGACCCGATATTAAGACGCCGATTATGGATACGACTTACACGGCTCCTGTTCTTACTTTGCCTCCTGATTTGGTAATTACTTTGCCTCCTGATTTTGTGTTTACTTTGCCTCCTGATATTGCTGACCAGATTTCGCGCGACATCGGCGGACTGGCTGGGTTCAGTGGACCTGCCTTCAGCAACCCTGCACCTCCTCCTGTTGTGGTTGCTCCAGCCGTGATGCCCGATTTCGCGAACTTTGATTGGTCTGGGATTGACTTTGGCGACATGTTTGCTGGTATTTCTGTTGGTGGTTTGGCTACTTTCGCCACGGGAGGCATCGTAAATAAGCCAACAATCGGTTTGGTGGGCGAAGGTGGCGAGTCAGAAGCAATCATTCCTTTGTCCAAATTAGGCGACATGGTTGGAGGCAAGGGAGAGACTAATATCTACCTAACTGTTACGGCAGGAATGGGAACGAACGGCGCGCAGGTAGGTCAAGAAATTGTGAACGAGTTAATTGCATGGCAACGGCGCAACGGCGCACTCCCAGTTAGGGTTCAGTAATGACTCATTACTCTCAAGGTTTTGCTCACCCTTCTAACCAAGCCCTCGCGTTTCAAGTTGATGTAGGTTTTGGAATTAGCACGATTGACCCAACAGGCGTGTACACCGAGATTTCTACTTATGTTCGCGATATTAGTATTACTCGCGGGAAAACTGACGACTTGCAAGATTTTTCTGCTGGTCAAGCAACAATAACGCTAGATAACAGGGATAGAAGATTTGACCCTTCGTATGTGGACGGACCATATTTTGGAGACTTGCTTCCGAGGACGAGAATCAAAATAACAGCAATCGCCAACAGTATGGGTTTGCCTATATTCAGTGGTTTTATCTCAGGATGGCCCCAATCGTTTGGTCAATACGGTGTTGACGCTACTTGTGTAATTGAGTGTTATGACTTGACGGCGATTATGAGCCAGATTGACTTGCCGACCGATGCGTCCAAGGGAATAGTGATGTCTCTTTTTCAAACTGGTTATGTTGGTGGACCTCCGAGTGCGGCATCAAAGTTTTTTAGGTTTGGAGATTTTCTTCAACAAGCCGACACGGTTTATGACACGGGCGGAACAACCAATGCGTATTGCTCTCTCGGCGCTGGCGGTGGTGTAATCCCAAGCACGGTGAGCCATATTGGTCCTGAGTTGTCGCCAGAACTTAATGGGACATCTTCGTATTTTGTTGGTCCTACTGTAAGCGCGTCATACAGAACGCAAGTTACTCATGCCGTGACATTGACCCCTTCTCATACATCAATAGCATTTGGAGGGTGGATTTCTATTGCACCAAGTTCAACAAATTATCAAGGGCTAACTTCAGGAGCAATAGTAACAGTAGGTCAGTTTCAAGTAGGTCTAAGCAACCTTGGTTGTATCATTCTTTACAATGCCAGTGGCACTCGCATAGCAGAAACAACCACTGTCGTTGATGATGGTGTGTCTCGCCATATCATGTTTTATTACAATGCGACTAGCAATCTTTCATCAATTTATATAGATGGAGTTGACAGTACAGGTTTTTCAACAGCATCAGTAGTCCAGTCGTCAGATGCAATAACCTTTGACAGTCTCTACTACACTTTTTACGCTCAAGACTGGGTTTTCTTTTTGTCAAGCGCACTTCCTACTGTGGCGTTGTGGAACAGCGAAACACCGTCTTTATACCCTCGGATTTTGTATGGGGCAGGCGTCAACCAAGCCCTGATGAGCACATACGACAGGTTTTTTCTTTTGTGTGCTTTGTCATCGTTTGATGTAGCAAACCAAACAGATGTAGAAACGGAAGCCGAGTATTTAGGTCAATGCTTGGAATTAAATTTTGCTGGAAAAACTTTGCTTCAATCCCTTCAAGATGTTGCCAGAACAGAACAAGGTTTCTTGTTTACCTCAAACTATGGAAAACTGACTTTTCTGCCTCGCTACGCCATTGCCCAGACCCTCATCGGTTTGCCTCGCATGACCTTTACTGACAATCCAAACTATTTGCCAGCGGACAGGGAGGACCCGCAGGGGGAGTTTTATATTGGGTACACAAACTTTGGTTTTGAGTTTGACGATGCCCAACTAGCCAACTTCACGCAAGTTGCTGTGGGCAGTGGCAGTCAAGGTTCGTATGAAGATAGCACTTCTGTTAATGCTGTGGGGAAGAAAAGCCTGACTATTGACACCTTGCTTTCCGAGGTCAGCGATGCGTATGACATGTCTGAGGCGTTGACCAACATCTATAAAGACCCTATTTTGCGGATTAAAGAGATGACGGTGATGCCTGTCAACAAGTATCAGGCGCAACAACTATCTCTCATGGAAATTGGTGATTTGATTGCTGTGAGTCGTTTGCCTCAAGGTGTGGGCGACCCCGTTGAAGAGTATTTGACTGTTTTGCAGGTTAAACACAACATCACGCCCGATAAGTATGTGTTTAGTGTGTACGCGTCGGCACGCCCAGTGAATTCGTTTTTTATTCTGGGTGGCTACACGGAGCAGGAAACATTCGTTAATCGGTTTACGGGTCAAGGCACTCAAACCATGTCGGGTGCCGAGTGGGTTAGTTCTGGCGGGGGAAGCGCCATTGAAGCAGGCAACGGGCGCAGAAGTGTTGATGCGATAAGCATTGAAAGAATTAGTAGCAGTGGAGCGATGAGCCTTACTGCTCGCACTTCTTATATGTCTGCTGTTACTGTGGGCAATACCTACAAGTTTTATTGTTGGTATAAGTTTCAAATCAATGGTTCAAGACAATTAAGAATAGATTGGCTTTGGTATGACTCTTCTTTGGCTTTGATTTCTACGGTGACGGGTTCAGCCGTGCAAACGCTTTCTACTGCCGACAACAACACTGGATGGAAAGTGCTTTCCGACACTGCTGTAGCGCCCGCAGGGGCGGCATATCTCAGACCAAAAATTCACGCTATTTCTACCAATACAGTTGGTGACGGGTATCTTTTTTCTGATTTTGTTTTGTTTGACTCTACTGCTACCACTAATGGCGACCCGTTAAATAATTTTGGTTATGCACAGGTTTTTTCAGGTGGTTATTCTTGGGGTGAAAAAAAGAATCTTATGCAAAACCTTTTGAATATGGGAGTCATTGCGCCTCCGCAACCACCATATACACAACCTTCTCCACCGCATGTAATCACGACCGCTACTGGAATTATGGCGGCTTTTGGTTTTGACGAATACTTTGGTTACGACGGGCTTCAAAGAAATAAGATTACTTTTTCTGCCAATACTCCAGCGCAATTTGGACCTAATAACATAACTCTCATTGCTACTGAAGAGATGTCCACTTCTTTTGATGGTTTAGCAATAGCCAATGGAAGCAAACTTAATGGGTATTATTTTGCCCAGTTTGACTATTATTACGCAGTCGGAATCGTGGACTACAGCGAGACACTTAGAATTAAGGTCACTTTCAAAACCGATACTGGGACTTTGTTGCAAACAGATTATGGTGACTACATTTATCCTGACCGCGACACGGGGAAGGCTTTTGTCACTGGTACTGCTCCTGCCAACAGTGCGTTTGTGCAGATTCAGATAGAAATAACTAATGCAAAAGCAAACTCTGAATGGTGGTTTACTGGGTTTCTTTTTGAAACTCCTTTAGGCGACCGTGATGTTGTTTACAGTCCATATCCAAATGTGGAGCGCCCTTATTTCCGATTTGGTGAATCGGATGCTGTTTATCCTTTCCGTGTAATTGACGCGACGCTCGCGCCTTTTGTGGATGCGAACACAAGTCAGATTGGTACTTTTACTTTGGCTGATTTGAATAATTATTTTGAGGGTTCTGCTCTTGATTCAACGGATATTCTGGGTTTCTGATGGCTGGTACGGGTTACAAGAGTTTTACGCCGTCGTCGTTGACTTCTGATGAGGTGAATACTTATTTGATGCAACAGAGTGTGATGGTGTTTGCTTCTAGCGCGGCTAGGAGTTCTGCTTTGCCTGTGCCTGCTGAGGGGATGGTGTCATTCCTTAAAGATACTGATGTGACTCAGTATTACACTGGTTCTGCTTGGGTAAATGTCAATTCTGTTTCTCCTACTTTTACAGGAACGGTGCTAAAAACAAGTCAGCCAATTATCTCTGGGCAAATAGGTTCTTCTGGAAACATAACTTCAGGGCAACTCGTGCCTTTTGATGATTTCTGGGTTAGTCGTGGAATTACTTACAACTCATCAACTCGTAGATTTACAGTACCAACAACAGGTGTTTACAGAATAACAATGAACCCATTTTGGAACACTGGCGGTGGCACAAAGCGTATTTTTATAGGTGTTGATACTGATACTCCAAACTCAGTAACACATAGAGGGCAGGCTTATTCTGAAGCCTCCGTGTATGAGACAGGTTGCCTAATTAGTGTTGTAACAATTAGTGCTAATAGTTATATTGTTTTTCGTGTTCAAGAAGGCACTCTTTACAACCAATCAGGTGACCGCTTTAATCAATTTTCTATTGAGTTAATAGGATAAAAAAAGGAAAAATATGAATATATTTACAGTTACACTCACAGATGCAGAATTGAAAGCACTTGCTTATGTCTGCTACGACCCTCAAGATTGGATTGATAATGCAATCCATGAACGGTGTCGCCTCGCTATGGAAGAAATCTTCACAGCAGAAGTGGCACGAATGGTTGCTGACCCAACCACAACCTCAATCCCTGCTGACCGTGAACAAGTAGTTCTGGATGCAGATATTCAAAGTGGCAAAGAGCGTCAAGACGCAGAACCAAGCGGTCTGGTGTAAAAAATGCCTTCTGGTTCGGGTTGGAAGAATTTTACAAGCGCCGCATTGGCTTCTGACGATGTAAATGGCTACTTGATGAGTCAGGCTGTGATGGTTTTTGATACCAGCACGACCCGTTCAGCAATTCTTGTTGCCCCAACCGAAGGTATGGTTTCGTACCTTAAAGACAGCAATAGTGTTCAATACTTCAACGGTGCGTCTTGGGCGTCTATTGCTGGGGTGACTTCGCTTAGTTCTTTGACGGATGTGGCTTTGTCGTCTCCAGCGTCGGGGCAGGCTTTGGTGTACTCTGGGTCTGCTTGGGTTAATCAGGTTATATCAACAGACCCAATGAACGACGGCAAGTTCAGCGCAATAATCGTTATGGATGTAGGAGTTTAGTCATGGCAACTGGGGACAGAGCAGAAGCAAGGCTACTTGGACCTGTGCAACTTTCGGCGACCGATTCGGCGTTGGGAAGTAGCGTTTCGGGCACTTACACATGGATTGTTAAGCAAATTATCCTGTGCAATACAACTGGCAATGACAGGCTTGTGTATTTAGGAATTGGTAACGATTCAGCGACGGGTGGTACTGCTGGGAGATTTTTGCATGCACTCCCGATTGCTGGTTACGACACTCTTGTGTTGGACACGGCTTTGGTGCTTGTGGGGAATGCGACAGCGGGTAGTTCTGACCGTATTTGGGGTTATTCTGATTCGGCTTCTTCTGTGAATGTGACTGTAATTGGTTGGAGAAAGACTAACTGATGGGTATTTCTTCTGCTCTTGGTTCGTCGGCGTTGTTGCCTGCGGGACTTGGATTCCGCAACAAAATCATCAACGGCGACTTTGGCATCAACCAACGAGCATTTACTAGCACCTCAACAGACGGGGCTTACGGTTTTGACCGTTGGCGAATGTTTGCTTCTGACGGAACAACAACTTACAGCGCACAAACTTTCACTGCTGGAAACGCTATCCCCAATCAAGAACCAAAAAACTTTGCTCGTCTTGTAACATCAGGACAAACATCATCTACTGCTGTTTCTATTTTGGTGCAACGAATTGAAGATGTCCGAACATCCGCTGGTCAGCAAGTAACAGTTTCTTTTTGGGCTAAAGCCGCAAGTGGCACACCAAAAGTTTCTGTTGAATTTGTGCAAGGTTTTGGTTCTGGTGGTTCTGCTGATGTGAACACATACATCAACCAAGTGACTCTTTCTACTTCGTGGGTTCGTTACACGGTGACAGGTGTTCCGCCTTCTATTTCAGGTAAAACTATTGGTTCTGATAATGGTTATTTGGCTTTGCATTTGTGGGTTTCGGGCGGTTCAACATACAACAGTCGTACTGGTTCTCTTGGTATTCAGTCAAACACTTTTGATTTTTGGGGTGTGCAGTTGGAACAGAACTACCAGCCAACCCCGTTTGAACAACGACCCATTGGTATTGAATTGCATTTGTGCATGAGGTACTTCCAGAATTATCCTTATGGACAAGCAAACGAACTTCCAGTTGCTATTGGTTATGCACCAGCAAACTATTATTACGGCTCACAAAACATGCGTGTGCCATTTAGAGCAGCCCCAACTATAACTTTATCTAGCATCCAGTGGAGAAATCCAGCAACATCTTTATTGGCTGCTGGAAGCAATGTTTATTACAACGCCACCGCAGATGGTTCTTATTTTGCTTTTATTGCTTCTAGTGGTGGATATAATGCTTTGAGTTTCTTTATTGCTTCAACACAGACTGCGGAGTTATAAAAATGGCTAGATATATTGAAGGTGACTTGACGCAGTATGTGTGGTGTCCACCTAATATCCCAGCACTTGCTCGTTACATTGAACGAATAAACGATGACGGTACAGTTTCTTCTATTCCACCCGACCCTGCAAATGCGGATTTTGTTGCTTATGAGTTGTGGTTATCAGAAGGTAACACTCCTGAGCCGTATCAAGAACGATTTGCAAGCGAGGAACCGTAATGGGTATTTCTCAACAAATAGGTGCTGCTTCTATGGTCAGATGGGGAGTATGTACTAGTACTACACGACCTGCATCTCCTTATCATGGTCAGCATGTTTACGAAACAGATACCAACCTCCAGTTTGTATGGAATGGTTCTGCGTGGGTTAATAACTATGCTTCATCAGCATCTCCTACTTTTACGGGAGTTCCTGCTGCTCCTACTGCTACTGCTGGAACAAGTACTACTCAAATAGCCACTACTGCATTTGTTACTACTGCTGATAATCTTAAAGCGAACATTGCTTCTCCTGTATTTACTGGAACTGTGATAAATCCAACACAGCCAGCGTTCTCTGCTTACCCTGCTGTGAACTACGGCTTGGCAAATGCGAACATTATTTATCACACTGCAACTCTTTTTAATGTTGGTGGTCATTTCAACACTTCTAACTATAGATTTACGGCACCTGCAATGGGCGTGTATCACTTTAGTTTGAACCTGAATGTTTATAACTTGGACACTGGTAATTATTTCATGCCTGCACTGTATAAAAATGGGAATGGGCTGCATTACGGAGACAGACAGAATGGTTTAGGGGCAACAGACATAAACGCCAATGTGAGTGCTTCTATATATCTGCAAACAGGTGACTATGTTCAGCCGTATTGTATATCTAATGATGGTGCATACAACATAAGTGGTAATCATGTTTGGAACTCTTTTACTGGTGTTTTGGTGTGGTAGGTAGATAATGGCTATTTCTAATAATGCGTCAGGTATTAGACCCGGAGTTTGTACTTCAACTACACGCCCTACTGCTCCGTATGTGGGTCAGTTTATTTTTGAGACAGACACTTTACTTTCTAAGTATTGGTCAGGTTCGGCATGGAGCAATTTTGTTGGTGGTGTAAGTAGTTTGACTGCTGGCACAGGGGTATCTGTGTCTAGCACTACAGGTGCGGTAACTGCCAGTATTGGGCAGTCGGTTGCTACAAGCGCATCACCAACATTCTCAAATGTTAATTTAACGGCACCATCAGCAGGGTTAACGATTGGTTCGTGGTCGTCTGGCGCTACTGCTTGGGGTGCGGTTGAGGGTAATCGTGGGTATTTGCTACTTCACAACACCGCTTCCGACTCCAGTATTTATTTGCGTACAAAAACAGACGCAGGAAATGTAAACATTGGCTCAAACAACAGCAACACTTTGTTAGTAGGCGATGGTTTTGCAACGGTAAACGGTTCGTTCACTATTAGTTCTACTCTTGCAGTGGCAGGTCAGATAAATTCTCCTAACCAGTATTGCTACAACGGGGACAATACTGGTGGTGTAGCAATTTCTTATTCTGGCACTCCTGTTATCCCACCTAATACATATTTTAATGTTGGAAGTGCTTTTAATACAGGTAACGGGCGTTTTACTGTCCCTATTGCTGGTTATGTTTTGTGTTCGTTTAACTCATTGATAACTAGAAACCTAAATGCTTCTCACGCTTATGTTCATTTTGCAGTTAACGGAGTCAGAAAGTCCGTTGTTACACATACTGTTTATGACTTGGGTGGTAACTATCAGAGTTTGAATAACACAGCGATTGTTTATTGCCCTGCTAATAGTTATGTCACTGCCGTATTTACAACTCCACAAGCATCAGCGTATGGAGGCGAATATGGTCTTGGTCTTACTTACAGGTTTTTAGGATAGGAACAATATGGGCGGTTACAAACAATTTACTCCAGCCACTTTGACTTCTACGGATGTTAATGCGTATCTAATGAACCAGAGTGTGATGGTGTTCGCTACTTCCACTGCTCGTGCTACTGCTCTTGCTTTTCCAACTGAGGGGATGGTCACTTACCTTCAAGATACTAACTCTACTCAATATTACACTGGTTCTGCTTGGGCATCTTTGGCTACACTTGCTTCTCCTACTTTTACAGGCAATGTGACATTGAGTAGTGGAAATATAACTATCCCCAATCAGCCTGCATTTTATGCCCAGACAACAAGCCCCTCTGGAATAGTGCAGACAAACACTGTCATATTGTTAAATAACCCAATAGTTAATAGAGGGTCTGCCTATAACTCTTCCAATGGTCGTTTTACCTGCTCAACTGCTGGCTTGTACCAATTCTTTTTTGGAACAATCAAAACTGATGGTAAAGACGCTGATGTGAGCAGATTTCGTATTAGAAAAAATGGCACAAATGCTTCCACTGAATTAAGATTGTCGGAAAGCGGAGGCTACGGAGAAAGTTCTTCATTAGTTTGTTTAATCGCATGCAATGTAAATGACTATGTGGATGTTTTTATTGGTGCTGACACAGGGGGATGGTATGGCAACCAATACGCACACTTCGGCGGATTTTTAATTGGTTAACAATAAAGGAAAAATGCGTAGCCGATGGATTGTGGCTTTGCCCGCGATTGTTTTGTTTTTGTTTTCTGTACCTGCTGATGCCAGTGGGGTGCAGGGTTTAGAAGCGGTCGGTTATGTTTTTGACGACGAGATTCCTGTGCGGAGTTCGGATTTGTACCCGTCGTGTGGTTCGGAGATTGAGAATAATATCAATCGGAACTTTGATTATGAGCCGTTTCAGCAGTGCCCTGATGATTTGTTTTTGTTGCATTATTCGGGTTTTATTACGGTTCCAGAGCATGAGACGGTGCAGTTTTGGTTGGCGCATGACGACGGGGCGACTCTTAGCGTAGGTGATGCGATTGCTGAGGAGTGGTGGTTGGATACGGGTTGTTCGTGGAGTATTACGGAATCGGTGTCTTTGCCGAGCGGGGTACCTGTGCCTTTTGATTCTTGGATGTATGAAAGGGGTGGAAACAGTTGTTATATGTTGGCGTGGTCTTTGGATGGGGGTCAGTTGACGATTGTTCCTGATGGGGCTTTTACGACGCAGGAGAGCGCGGTTACGACTAGCACTTCTACGAGCAGTTCTACGACGACGACAGTTGTACAAGTTCCTGTACAAGTTTCTTCTACGACGACGACGGATTCGTCAACGACGACTACCTCTACCAGTTCATCATCTACGACGACTTCTACGGTTTTTTATTTCCCTGAGCCAGACACAACAGAGCCAGCACTAGAGCCGATATCACCATCCAGTACAACAACATCTGTGACCTCCATCACTTTACCGCCGATTACTATTACCGACGATACGACCGTAGCACTGCCTGATTTGCCAAGTGTGGATATCGCCGTGCCTGAGCAGGAAGCGGTTATTGAGCCTGTTATTACAGAGCCAACCCCGCAGATGCAGGAGGAAGCAGACAATGAGGTTGCGGTGATTATTGATGCTGGTGGGGGCGATGCGTTAGTGATTGATGCTGTGACGGATTTGGTTGACGCGGTGGAAACTCCGCAGGAGATAAGCGCGGTTTTGTCGGCTGTGGTTGGTTCGGATTTGTCGGACAGCCAGTTCGCTGAGGTGATTGATGGTGCTTTTTCGTCGGATTTGTCTGATGAGGAGTTGGCGGTGGCTTCTGAATCTGTGTTTGCCGATATTGGGTTGCTTGACGAAACTAAGTTGGACGCGGTGTTGGAGGCTATTTTTGATGAGCCTTTGTCGGATAAAGCCTTTGATTCTGTGTTGGAAGCGATTTTTGATGAGCCTCTTTCGGACGATGCGTTTACCGCGGTGTTGGATGCTGTGCTTGCGGAGCCTTTGTCGGATGTGCAGTTTGAGAGTTTGGTGGATTCTTTGGCGGGGGATGATGTTACGGATGAGCAGATAAGTGGCGCTGTTGAGGCGATTGTGGAGTTGGGTTTGTCTGCGGATGAGTCGTTGGTTTTGGCGTTGAGTGAGGATGTTTTGGATGTTGTCTCGGAGACACAGGCTGAGGCGATTTTTGATGCGTTGGTGGTTGAGGATTTGTCGCCTGCTGAGGAGTTGCTTTTGGTCACGGTTTTGTCAGGACAGCCTGACGAGATTAAGGATGTTTTTGAGGATTCGGTGAATGTGTATTCGGAGGGGTTGGACGAGTATGTGCCTGCTGGGTCGTTTGTGGATGTCGGGACGCGCCGTGCTTTGGTGGCTGTTTCGGGCATGGTTGGGGCTGTGTCGGGGGCTATCTCGCCGACGGCTAGTTCTGGCGGGGGCAAGAAAGTCAAGTAGTCCTTGACCGTGCTAGTGCTATTTGGGGGTGTTCTAGCCCTTAGTATTGGTTCAAACCCGCTTATGTCGGGCAACCATGTGCCTGTGGGTAGCAATTAAGGCGCAATGTGTATCTTTTGTGCTCCCCGATGCGTGGTTGTTTGTCCGTAGTCGGTATCTAGCAACACAGTAATAGCGTCGGAGATGTCACATGCAATCGTTTTGGAGCGAAGTTCACGCTTTGGCTTTCACTCTTGCAGGCGTCGGACTCGTGCTTATTACCCTAAGTGGCGATACTCGGCGATGGGGCATTTGGGTTTCAGTTATAGCCCTCGCCGTCCATTTGGGCGGTTTTCTGATGAAAGACAGTGAATAAATGAGCACTCCAACCAACAAACAATTTCACGCCAACGCTACGGCTTCTGGCGGTGTCCTCGGAATCGTGACCTATTTGCTTATCAAGTTCAATGTTGACCCTGCTCTAACCAGCATGGCGTTGCCGATGTTCGCTGGTTTGCTCTCTTATGTCTCCACCAAGATTGGCGACCCGACGGTTGCTTCTTTCATTGGCACATCGTCTGCCGATGGCAAGCCATTAACAATGGGTGACGAATAACGATGAAGTACCCTTACCGTAAACTTGTTTTGCCCGATGCGTTGAGCCAGCAAATCAACGGCAAGTTAAGTCCTAAAGTTCTCGCGAGCGTCAAAACTGGCGGAAAAATGTGGAAAGGCGCTTCGGTGTCTTTCAACGCGATGTACGACGAAGCGCAGAAAGCGGGCATTACGCTCCGCAATATCGGCGATTATCGCTCGTTTGATGACCAACTGGCTATGTTTCGTGACCGTTATGCGTTAGTTGACCAAGGGCGCAAGCCACAGGTGACACGCCAATTTGAAGGCAAGACTTGGTTTCTCAAGAAGGGCAAGTCTCCATCGGCGGCTCCAGACCCAACAGGCAAAAAGGGTTCTAATCATGGTTGGGGTTTGGCTATTGACCTAGCGGTTGAAGGCAAAAAAGGCGAGTTAGTCGGTTTGGGCAGTGCGAACAAGGCGATGGCTTGGATGTGCGCCAACGCTCCTCGTTTTGGGTTTTACTTGCAGAGTGATAATCCAAAGTCTCCAGAGTTTGAGGCTTGGCACTGGCAGTATGTTTTGGGCGATGTTCCGCCTTCTGCTTCCTAAGTTGGTTTCTTGTGGAAGCAATCATTGTCGCGTTTATCGGCGCTACAGGGGTGGTGCTGGCGGCAGTTTTGTCGTTTCTGTCATCGTTTCGTAAAGAAAACCAAAGCGACCACGCTTATGTGGTTGATAGTTTGTCGCGGATTGAAAACAAATTAGACGGTCATATCACCGACCATGTGACAGGCAAGGTGTAGGGTTCCTTCTGCCAGTTCTGGAGGTTCAGATGGGGTTACTTGACGATTTGATGGCGGCTAATGAAAGCCGTAAAAGCAAATGTTTAATGGGACAGACGATTGACGCTATGAGCGACTTGGACAGGGGCGAATTTCTTAACGCCTTGGAGTCGGGTCATTTTAGTTCTTCTACTGTGTCAACTGTTTTGAAAAACAACGGTTACATTGTGTCGGAGGACACAGTTCGTCGTCATGTACAAGGCAGGTGTCGTTGTGGGCTTTAAGGATGATTTTGATTCGTCGGCATCTGAGTCGGTGCCAGACAAAGAAAAAGCGTGGGTAGAAATCACCTCCGATGGTGGCGAGATTTCTACTGGGCAGTTGTCAGTTGAATTAGACGGTAACTGGGATTCCATTTTGCTTGGGTTTAACTTAGACCCAAATGTCTTTGAGGTTGTGGACGACACCGTTCGGTGTTCTAAGTGGCAGTCATCTAAGCGTCTTGAGAATGGCGATAGAGATTTGATTTGGTTGTTTTCGTATCGCGCGAGGTTTCGCCGTCGGCAAAGCAATGTTATATCTGACGAGGATATTGATGCGATACGGCAGGGCGTGGCTAAATGGCGTCCTTCAGCGCCCAAAAAGCAGGTTTCTGATGCTGTTCCTTGCACCTTTGTAGTGTGTTTGGCGGACTGGCAATTAGGTAAATCGGCTGGCGGTGGTGTTGATGCGACTGTCGCCTATGTCATCAAATCTTTTAATGATGTGATTACGCGCGTTGCTGACCTTCGCAAGATGGGGCGAAACATTGAGAACATTGTGATTGCCAATATGGGCGACCCGATTGAGGGTTGTGGCGACCATTACGCGTCGCAGACTTTTACTGTTGAGTTGAATCAGCGTCAGCAGTTGTTGTTGGCTTTGGATTTGTGGACGCAGGCTGTTGGTCGGTGGGCTGTGCTCGCTGAAGGTGCAGAGTTTTTGTCGGTGTTGTGCAATCATGGCGAGTGGATGCGTAGAGGTTCTAAGTCCATTACCAGTGATTCGGATAATGCTGGCGCGTTTTTGGCTGAGGCGTTGCAGAGAATCCTTGCTGACCGTGACGAGTTGCAACATATTAAGTGGTCAATCCCACATGATGAGATGACGATTACAAGCGTTCTGTCGGGTGTGAATGTTGCTTTTACGCACGGGCATACCATTCCCTCTCCTGCAAAAGAGGCTGATTGGATTAGGGGTCAGAGTATTCGGATTTTGCGCGAGGAAGGCAGAGAGCCTGATTTGTGGGTTACTGCTCATCGCCATCATTTGTCTGTTGCTGATTTTGGTGCTTACACTCGTATCCAGTGCCCTACTTTAGACGGTGGTTCTAAATGGTGGACAGACAGGTCTGGTTTGTGGTCTAGGCGCGGTACTTTAACTTTCACTGTTGGCACTCATGCTGATTTGGGTTGGGCTGACTTAGCGGTGCTATGACAACGATTGTGGCTATTCAGGGTGACGGGTTTGCCGTTGTCGGTGTTGACTCGCGTTTGAGCACCATTGACGAGTCTGGTTTTGCTTCTCAGCGGTCAACGATGAGGGAAGGTTCGTCCAAGGTCGCGGAAGTCGGACGGTATTTGCTTGCCGCGGCTGGGGATGTTCGCGCAATTAACCTGTTGCATCATGCGTTTGCCCCGCCGAAGCCTTTTCCTAGTTTGGATGGCACAGCGTTAGACCGTTTTATTACGGTTAAGTTTGTTCCTGCTTTACGCGCTTGCTTTGAAGAGCACGGTTATTCTCGCCCAGATAGCGCAAAAGGTTCGCATGTGGCAGAGCACGATTCTACGGTGGTCGTTGTGGTCAACGCTGTCGTGTACATAGTTGACGGGGATTACTCATGGGCGTCGGATGATGACGGTATTTACGCTGTTGGTTCTGGCGCGCAATACGCTTTGGGGGCGATGCAGGCTACGCGACCTCGCAAGTTCACTGTGGATTCGGCAAAGAAATGTCTGATGAAGGGTCTTGCCAGTGCTTCTACCTTTGATGCGTACACGGGTTCGCCGTATGTTTTGTTTGTTCAAACTAAAAACTTGACAGAGCGCCTTTAACTAGGTACAGTTCGGCGAATCAAAACGCGCGACTAAAGCGCAAATACCTTGACACACCCGTCAAGCAGAATGGGGACATGATGAAATTATTACCAAAACCAACTCACGGCTCTCTTGAATGGCTGAATCAGCGTTGGAAAGTTGATGGTCGTGCAGTGTTCGGGGCTTCAGATGCCCCTGTGATGATGGGCGCTTCGTCGTACCGCTCACGCGCCGATTTGTATTTTGACAAGATGGAGTTGCCCGTTATCCGCGAGACAAGTCCAGCAATGCGTAGAGGGAACCTTCTGGAACCAGCGTGTTTGCAGTTTGCATCTGAAGAGATGGGCATTGATTTGGTAACACCAGAGTGGCAGTATCAAAACGGTCGTTTCGTGATTTCTGCTGATGGGGTGGACAATGCTGATACCCCAACTGTTGTTGTTGAGGCAAAGACGACTGCTCGTTACTCAGTAGATGAGTCAAGTGATTTGCCAATGGAATGGCGTTGGCAGGGTTGGGCACAACAGTTGGTGACTGGTTGCCCCGTGTTCTTTGTTGTCTTAGACCGCCGTCAAGTGTTTTCTCTCGTGGAGTTACCTCAGATGGATGGCGCTTTAGAAAGGCTAGTAGAAGAGTCTGAGTTGTTTGGCGAAGTTGTGGATTCCCAGCGCGGGTTGGAACACCTCATTAACGAGATGAGCGCCGATGACATTTCGCGGGCGTACACAGAAGTAAAGGGCACTGTTGAATTGGATGAGGAGGCTCGTCTGTGGATTGCTAGTTTAGATATCGCGCGGGAGGCTCGCTCTGTGGCAGAAGGTCAGGAAAAGCAGGCTAAGGATGCGTTAGCGCGGTTATTGAAAGATGCTGAGGTTGGTACTATCAACGGGCAAAGTGTTGTCTCGTGGAAGCAGACTATGGGCAGAGAATCTTTGGACACTAAAAGGCTAAAGACGGAGCATCCTGATTTGGTTGCCGAGTATATGAAAAAGGGCGCGCCGTATCGGACGATGCGTTTGATGAAAGAAACAAAGGGAGAATAATGATGGATGAGATAACAGCAGAATTGTTGCGGGAAGTTTTGGAGAAGTATCGCACTCCAGACCCGAAGATTGTGGGCAAGTTGCCTAAGGGTGGAGTTACTTTGTCCTTTGTCGGGCACGGTGCCATCACGGAAATTTTGATTCAAGTTGACCCTTTGTGGTCGTGGGAGCCGTTGGAGATTCGCGACGGTCGTCCAATGATTCATGTGGAGAATGGCATGGCAACAATGTGGGGACGCATGACGATTCATGGCAAATCCATGATTGGTGTCGGTTCAGTTAGAGCAGATAAGCCTGAATATGAGAAGGAAATTATCGGCGACTTTTTGAGAAATGCCAGTATGCGTTTCGGCGTTTGTTTGGCGCTTTGGCAAAAGGGTGAAGCCGAGCGCGGTGGCGATTGGTCTGATGCTCCAGTGAGGAAGGCTTCATCGCCTCGTCAGGCTCCTGTTCGTGGCGCGGGTGAGGATGAGGACTACCTCAGAGATGCTTTTGAAGGCTTGAGTGAAGTGCCTGTGGCGACGAAGGTTGCTCCGACGGCGAGCACTCAGAAGTATCCACCTTCGGAGAAGCAGATGACTTTGATTCGCAAGATGATTGCAGACAAGGGTGTGCTAGACCCTATGGCTATGGCTTCTGAGTTGCTCGGTCGCAAAGTGTCTGCTTTGTCTGATTTGTCAGGTAAGGACGCTTCTGCTTTTATCGGTGATTTGATTGCAATGAAACCAAACCAGAATCCACAGCGGGAAATTTTCGCTGACCCCACCGACGAACCTTTTTAAGTTTCTTCAAGAAAGAGTAGTTATGTCT